GGAGCGGCGCCAGTGCAGTAGAAAATAGCTGCGAGCGAGCCGGTGCTTGCTGGGGATGCGCCGCCGGTAAAAGCAGAGCCGGTCATACCTTGAAGCTTGTTCGAGCCAGCCACTGTAATTTTTTTGTTGCCGGCTGTACCAGCAATAGTTTGTGTAATTTTGATTGCTGGTACCCCAACTACAGAACTAGAAGCAGCGCTAAAGCGATAAGTAGAGCTAAATCTATTGATTGAGTTAATAAAAGCTTCTTGCACTGACTGATCATTGGATCCTGTGTTTTGAGTACCGATTTTTCCTTCAGTAGCAGCAGAAGAAGACAAGCCTAAATCAACAGTAAGCACCTGTATTCTACCATTAGAGGCAGTTACGGAAATAACATCAGCTTCACGAATCAACGCTCTGTTATTAATCGTTATATTTGCAGTTGCCGCTGTTTCAGCAACGTCAGGTAGAACAAACAAGCCATAGGCGCCGTTTTGTCCAGCGGAAGAAAGATCTCCAATGCCCCAGCCTGCGGCGCCAGCTGCAGGATCTGTTTGGCTAGCATTTGTGTCTTGGGCACCAAGAAGGCGCATAAATGTAACGGGACTATTATTTGCTAGATAAGCTTTAGCTGCGTATGTTGCATACATTGGAGTAGTGAAGTTTCCAGATCTCCAAACATCACCTGCTTGACCGCCGGCAACCGTATCGCCAAAAGTCTGTACAAATTGACTGTAGGATTCTACGCGAGTTGGTTTATAGGCCGGCCCTTGGGCAGAACGTCCAATAATTATTGGGCCATCATCATTTGAGCCCGGTGTGGTAACTTGTGATTGGTCGACCTCGGTAATAAAAACTCCGGGGGACACAAAGCGATACTTATCTGCTGACATTATATAATCTCCTTTTACAATTTAATTATGTAAGATTGCTATAATAAATAGTAAATAAATCTTCAAAAGGTAAAATCATTAAGATTTATAAAAACTATCGTCAGTCGTATCATTATCTATATTTAAAACAACGCGCTCACGTCCAATCTTAACCTCGACTACATTTTGAGTTTTTGTTATCTTTGGAAGACTTTCGTTAGGGCCAGCGCCATTGATATAGCCTAGAGTTTTTATTACCAGGGCAGTATGAAAAGTTCTCTCATCCTCTCCTAAATCGCTAATAGTGTTGTCAACTGTTATAGAAGAATCAAGAAAGCATTCATATGAGTGATTATTTCTACTCACAGAAAAGTAATTTGAATTGTTTGTAGCATCGATTAAGTAGCTGTTAATATCATTCATTTGCTGCTGATATTCAGTAAAACACTCGATCTCGTAAGTGATTTCTATATATGTGGGCACAGGCATAGTAATTGTTTCGTATACTACTTTTTTATTTTTTCTCTTGAAATTTTTATCTTTTGCATTTTTGCTTTTTCTAAAAGCATCCGCAGTAGCAAATCTGTTTGTGTCATCTTGAACTATTCTTCTTGCTATAACAATGTCAGATTTTCCTATCTGTCTTGCTCGATCTAAAGGAGAATACAAGCCCCCTCTTTTAGTACGATCTTTTATGATACCCTTTCTCTCGATTGTAATTGCAGGATAAATCACGGCGCCTTGTAGATCACTTTTCATAATAAAACTTTCGTCATCAGTCCAGTTTCTATCCTTTCTATTATAAGCACGTTCGGCGCCGACCCATGACAAAGGAACAGGCTTGAACCCTTCGTTTGTTGTTGTGCTAATATTTAAATCTTGAAAAAAATCATATATAGCGTAATCAATATTTTCTAAAGTCGACGGTAGAAACACCTGCTCTTCAATGACAGATGGATCATCTACTTTAGTATACTTGTAATCAATATCTTTAATATCAGGTGGCATCGAATAACCCCTTTCTAGCTCTTACGCATTTAGCAGAAATTTCAAATCTCTGGTCTGCTTGTCCAAATAACTGTGTCTCTTCATTTAAAGTCAGCACTTCATAGAAAAAATCACCATACAAAATAAAATCACCTTCGCGAACAAATATATTCTGATCCTCAGTTATTCTTCTTTTATGAAAATGCACAGTCACTGATGTGACAACATCCAGGCCATATTTATCTGTTTCAGTTTTTAAACCTTCCCAATCAATCAAAGCAAATACTCTAACTGGCGGCAAAAATGTTTTTTCTACTGCCTCGCCGTACAATGGATGAAAATTTGTATTTCTTATGTCAATAGCATAATAGAGGATTTGTTGGCCAATGATTCTCTCAACAAGTTCATCATTTACCTGTTTTACGAGGTCTCTTTCTTTTTTATTTAGAAAAAGTGGCGGCGGAGGCGCTGTTGGTTGTTCCCATTTATTATCAGCCATTTAATTACCCCACATATACGCCATAGGGTATAGTTTTAAGAATTTCAGTAGCTGATTTGACCAAATTTGTCTCTTCTTCGGCAATTTTGGCGTAGGTCATCTCTGATAACACAGTTTTTAGCTCTTCTCTTAGTTTTTCTTGCTCATCTTTTGCTTGCGAAGCTAGATCTGTAGCATTTAAAGTGACGGACTGGCCAGGAATAGGGATTGTAGTGAATTTTCCTCTGATTTGAGCTAGCATCTCTTTTGCTATAGCTAAAGCAAACCTTCTGATCCATTGTTTACCTATAGAGTTGATATTTTTATAGGGAATATTCGCAAATGGCAGCGTATTCATATTATTAGCGCCGCGCATGCCAGTATCTAAGCTTCCAGAGGCCTCTGACCAAGGGTCCGTCTTAACAGTAAACTCAACCCAAAAACTATCTGGTGAATGGTCGCCCGGGCGGGGGAAAATTCTTAATTTATTGTTCTTAATCTCGTAGGAGTAATGAGAATTTCTCGTATAGATTGCATCTTCGTAAGCCATTGACTGCAGCTTATTTTGCCATGGCGGTATAACTTCAAAAGTAGAGTCATCAGCGTACATACCATATGTAGAAAGGTTACCAATAGCATTAATTCCACCATAATATCCAAAAAATCTCCACATCGCATGCGGAGTTTTATAAAATACGCGCCGGATTGTTACTCTATTTTCACCAATTTTGCCGTAGAATGAGGAGCTTGTATCGTTTACAGAAGACGAGTTAATTATCTTTTGTAAATCATAATCTTGTTTACCGTTAACAACAGGCAGCGATGCAGAATATATTGGTTCCGTACCGCCGAGGCCAGTTTCAGTAATTGTTTTGTCTGAGACGCGTCGCACATAGCCAAAATCAAATTTTGGATATCTTAAACTAGCGCTTACCTGCGCAACGGAGGCCTCTTTGATCTCACCATCATGATCAAAAGTACCCGTGAGGGCGCCTAGACCGGATGCTAAAGCATTTTTTGCCTGATGGATATTAACCAAATAAGAGTATTCTAGAACTGCTTCTTCATACGCAGCAAAAATATTCTTCTGTGTAAGTTCAATATCAAGAACATCGCCACCTAATTTTCTGTAAGTGTAATTAACTTGATCGACGGCGCCGGAAACAAAGTCTGTGTTGCCTACGTAAATGCCATATGGATAACTAGCTGCAGCGGCTGCTGTTGTTAGAGATCCCGTTTCCGGCAAAACAATTGCCGGTGTTGTTTGTGTTGGTGTTAGTGTAGGTACAGCCATTCATTTGATCTCCAAAGCTTACTATGTAAATAGTATGCCAAAAACAGTATTAAGACTTTTTAGTTGTTTTCTTGGCCGACGATCTTGAAGGAACTTTCTTTTTTACAGCTTTTTTTGCAGGTGCCGGTGCACTTCTTTCTGCCGCAACTGTTTTTTTTACCTTTGGTGCTGCTTTTGGTTCGGGAACAGGCTCTGGCTCAGGAGTAACTTGAGGTGCTGGCGCCAGTTCTTCCGCCGCAACTTCTGTTTTATTTCCAAGGGCTTGTCTAAGCGCCAACTTCATTCTTTTTTTCTTTCTACCCATGATAGGTCTCCTTATCAATTAATAATTAGTAAAATAAAGCAAAAAAAACAAAATCTCAAAAATTGGGCGAAAAAAAAATTTGGCCACCTCAACTTTTGAGATTTTTTTGAATTTTGAACATTAATTTTAAGCAGTAAACGCTGTAATATGTGTAACGTCAGAAGTAGCGTCCAATACGTGATAAACGCTTCCATCCGAAATAAGATGAATTCTGCTACCAATCTTAGCTGCGTCACCAAAACCTAATTTTTGATTTGCATGGTTAAGAACATTTGCAATTCCACTGGCTGCTAATACCTTTAACATCCCTTTAATACCTCCCGATACTAAAGAGTCTAGCAAGATTTCAGTACTACCATGGCTATCATTTTTAAGAATCAGAATGAATTCCAAGCCGCTTGATAAAGTTGGTGCGGGTAAATTAATTGTATGATTTCCCGATACACTCCCATCAACCAAAATAAGTTTTCCCGAATCTTCTACATTTAACGTAGTTGTACCTGCGCCGCCAGTCGCAATGTGTTTTACTCCTCTGTCTCCACCCGTAAAAGTAGCTCCATTTAGTTTAATTTCTCTTTTTAGGTTCTCAATTAACTCGTGAACTCTATTAAGTCCTATTCTTTTTGCCATTTTATGACCCTCCATTTGTAATCATGTCATAAAGCCTTTCGGCCCGTACTATAAGTAGTAATCTTACATGCTCGTCAGTATTTTAAATAAAAAAACCCCGTCTAGAAAACTAGACGGGGCATCTCGAATTACGCTATTTGTTATTAAGCGCCAGACTCACCAAGAAGTCCGCGACAAACGACAAGACCGTACATATCTGGACGGACCATCTTCTTCGCGTAGCGAGTCATCACGCCCTTACGGGGCACGAAGTCTTCAGTACCGAAGATTGTCGGGGTAACCTGGAGAGGCACATACGGAGCGTACACATAACCACTCTCAAGGAAGCTGCCGCCCTTACGACCAACCAAAACAACGTTACGGGGGAAGTAAGGATCAACGTAGAGGTCAAACTTCTTCGAAATTGAACCAACGTTGACTGCGCCAACTGTACCACGATCTGCATCAGCAGTGACGTTAGCACGGAAACCAGCAGTAAACTCAAGGATGTTTGCAACTTCTGGAGAAGTAACCAAGAAGTTAGCACCACCACGGAGAGTCTTTCTGTGGATCTGAGCGGAAACGTCATTAATGGTCTCGACAAGAGTCTCGTACCACTCGCTGACAGTGCCGGTGAAGTCTGGAGCAGCTGCGCTAGCACCAACTTCGGCGCCGGTCAAACGATCAACAAAAAGACCAGGGCTGCGGGACCAGTAGTAAGTACCAGCAGTTGCTTCCTGGATAAGGTCGTTAACGATCTCACGGTCAATCTCAAGAGCGATCTGCTCAGAAAGAATCTGAGTAAGCTCGACCTCTGCGTCAAGGTTGTGGTAAGCGTTAAGGTCTTGACCTAATTCCGGAGTCCACTTAGCCTTGAGCTTTTTAGTCATTGCGGTAACAGCAATCGAGTCGACCTTGATGTCGATCTCAGGAATCTGACCACGCTCATTGCCATCAAACGATGCAGCAGCTGCGCCTGCGCCCTCAAGGGGGAACACGTCACCAACAACAGCACCAACTGGGCCAGCCTGCTCAAACTCATCAGCAACAGGGTAAGTAAGAGCAATAGAACCAGAGCCCTTGGGAAAGCTAGCTGCCTTAAGTGTAAGAACCAACTTCTCCACGCCTGCAGAGTCTTTCTGAAGTGTTGTCAAACGACGAACAAGGCTAACACTAGTGTTCGCAGCAGTGTTCAAGCCACCGTTGAAACCAGTCACGCCATTAAGATCAATTGCAATCAAGTTCTTACGATTAAGTGGGCCAGCGGTGTCCGTCGAGCCACCAGGAACACTCATTGTGACCTGTAAGAACGAGTTTGTGCTATCTGCAAGAAGATCAGGATCATAACGAAGACCCTTGAGCTGTGACTGCCTCTGAGCTGCAGTCATCACAGCTGTGCTGTTGATCTGTGCAATAGTAACTGCACCGGAAACTGGAGCAATTCCTGCGGACTTGGCTGTAGGACCGGAGGCCATTGTGGCTGCAGCTGCAACCGAGCCTGTCGGCGAAGTATAACCACTCTGAAGGTTGTAGAAACCACCGCCCTCTTCAGAGATGTCGCTGACACCACCAGTCAACTGACTAGCAACGACTCCACCACCGTAGATGGACTGACCAGCTGTGATGCCGGCGCGGCCGTCTGTGTAAGTAAAGTCAAGGAAGAAGATGAGTCCCGAAGGGAGGCTCATTGGTTGAACCGAAACGAGATCGTTTGCGATAAGACCACCGAAAACTCTGCGGACGAGAGGGAAAGCAACGGATGCAAAACCCTGGACGTCGCCGGCTGCCATTGAGGAAGCCTCTTTGAGGAGCTGTGCTGCTTGGTTTTCGAGCAAGCGAGCCATTCCATTCTTTGTATGATCGTTCTCAAGACCCTCAAGAAGTCCTGTGCGCTCCCACTTTTCTAAAAGAGCAGCACCTTCGTTCTTAAGCGATCTCTCAACGATGCCTTCTGTTAATTTTTCTAAAACTGACATGTTAAAATCTCCTTATATTATTTATTATTTAAGCCAGCCAAGATTTTCCACCTTGTTAAAGATGAATCATCTTGAGTTGTTTTTTCTCTATCGCGTTTACGATGAGAAAGTATTAGTGTTGAAGTAGTTTTATTCATTGCTTCGCTCAACGATTCTGGCTTCTTATTTTCAATGGTGCTGCCCGTTGCGCTTTGAAGTGTTTCGTAAATTACTTTTGCTTCTTCAACACTTTCAGAGTTTGATAAAGCTTCGACAATTTTATTTCTTTGTCGCTCATTCAGGGAGTCGCTCATCAAAACTTTGTTTGTATATAATAGTTTAGCATTAGTAAGGTTTGACTCTTCTAGTCTATTCTTTACCTTACTAACAATCTTAATTAATTCTTTCTTATCAGACGATAGCTTTTCTAAATCTGTCGCAAGTCTACCGTTTGACTCTTGTAAATCTTTCAAGGCTTTTTGCATTGCCTCGTGCTTTTCTTTGTTCTCGGAGTCTTGAAGCATTGCTAGCAATTGCTCTTCTGCTAACTCAAAAACAGCGTTGGGTGCTGGGCCGTGACCGGACTGCAAGGAATTAAGAGGATCAATATCAACTGTTAAGGCTTCTTCAACAACCTCTTCCTCGGTATCGACAGATTCCTCTAATTCGTAAGGTGCGTCTTGTGGCGTTGAGGCGGCGCGCTCTTCTGCCTCTGCTTTTTCGTCAAAGGCGCCCATTACAGCGTCATCTGCTGCAGGCGCATCTTCCTCAAGCATTCCCATTAATTCTTCAAGAAGTTCTTCTTCTAAGTTTAGCTCTGTGCTTGGCTCAGCAGACTCAAAGACAAATTCTTGTAAAGAACTCTCATCAATTTCAAATTCCTCTTCAAGGGAATCTTCAAGGGAAGGAAGCTCTAGATCGTCTTCTGCGGCGCCGGCCATATCTGCATCAGCAACTTTCTCAGATTCTTCCGGAGAAGGCATACCGTCTAATTCTGCCTCTAAAGACGGAAGATCAACTGTTACACTAACATTGTCTTTTATATCTGGACAGGCGCACATTTCAACACCTTCGGCCGAAGCAGGCTCAAGCTGATCTAAAACATCACCACCTTCTAATTCTGCAGCCTCCATTTCTTCTGCGCCCTCGTCTTCGGGCTGTTCGTCAAGAATCTGCTCAACAGCTTCTTTAATTTGGTCTGAAAATTTCTCCAGAATTGTAGCTTCTGCGTTTTTCTTAGCTACTTCTTTAAGTGCCTCGGCATCTATAATAGCCTGATCAAGCAAATTTGACATTTGTAAACTCCTTAAGCTTAAGTTTCTAGAATAAATAGTATATATATCACCTAAATGACAAAAGTACTTTTTATAGTGTATTCACACCAGAGCCAGAAATATAATCGTTAGGCATTCGACCTGCGGGGATATTTGTTAATTCTGCGTATATTTGAAAAGATCCCGTGGCATGGCCACCGATTCCGTTAACAGCGATATTAACATGATCAGTCTTAACATTAAATGTTTTTTCTTCGCCGGATATCATTCCATTTGCAGAGCCACTAACTAATCTTAAAGTATAGCCATGTCTTTGTGTAAACTGTAGTGGAGCGTTTGTACCATTGGTGGAATATACATCTTTACCAATTCTCATAGTTCCGCCCGTATCTCTTGGCTCACCGAAAAAAACTACAACAGAATCACTTAGCAGGCCCTCGCCTCCAACTTGGTCTGCGGTAATTACTTTAACAGTTACAGATTTTGCAACTCGTGGAAAATCAAATCTAGCCACTGATCCTTTAGTATTCGTTGCAATCAGCAGCGACGCTGTAAGATAGGGGGCGCCTGACGCCTGATATGAGCCCGCATGATTTAAGCCTACCCCAGGAACTCCAGGGTATATTGGTTGATTTGTTTTTGGATCTACTGCCATTTTAGTTACCTACCTTATGTCTAGTTTTTTGTTTCTTGCTGCCTCGGCTTTTTGAGCGTTACGAAGCTTTTTCGCTTTCTCTCTTCTTCTCTTCGCTGAGGGCTTCTCATAATATCGTCTAGATAAATAGTCCTCAAGTATGCGTTCTTTTTTAACTTTTTTAGTAAACTTTTTAATTAGGCGATAAGGATCACCTTTTGTTTGCCTTACGTTTACCACTACATTAACAGTTTTCTCAGCCATTTTTAATCCTTTAAATTAAATGTTTCCATTTGCCATTAGCAATTTTCATAATCCCTGATATATCGACTCCAGAATCACTAGGATCTGTACCAGCTAAAGCACTGTGCTGGTTTCCTTCAGGGATAATTTCTTTCGTGCCCTCAAATACATCTACTCCACCAAAAGACATTTTTTCATTTAATCTTTTGATTTTCTCTTGTCTTTGAACTTCCAAAGCTTCTGCTTTTCTCTCAAGTTCTTTTGGATCAGGAGTATTTGATTTGCTTTCAATGGTTAAACCCTCGGCAACAATTCGTTGATTAGCCATTCCCTTAGCAACTTCTGTAATAATTCCAGACAGAACGCCCTCTTCAAAGATGCATTCTTTAATACACTCTTTAATAAGAGGTTTAAGCATTGTTTTTAATTCATTTTTTTTCATAATCAATCTTTTAAAATATCTTGAATAAGATTATTCAAGTTATTCTGGCGCCTCATCTCGAATACTTTTAATCTTATCAAAGAGCCTGTGCGCTTTATCGATAAGAAGTTTCGCTTCTGTTTTCTGATTGTCATTCATTCCTTCAAATGCGCTCAGTTCAGTCTGTTTGCGAAAAAAACCTATCTCATCTGCTAGTCTATTTAGCATCGTCTGATATTTGACTTTTTCTACTCGGCCTTTCATATAAACAAGCTCTTCTTCGGCATCGCCAATCTTATTTTTCATTCTTTCAATGGCCCGGGCCGCTTTCTTGTTTTTCATACCAAATATCTCAGAAATTGTATCTTCTTCGCTAAGAGCAGCCTCAACTTCTTCTTTAATGATTTGCCTTAAATGTTCTTTTGTAATTTTCATAATATTAATCCTTTAAAATATCTTGAATAAGATTATCCAAGTTTGTTTTTTCTTTATTCTCATTTAAATAAGCGTTGATCCCAGCATCCATTTGTGGAGTTGATACTGATACGCCGGCTTTTGGCGCTAAATAGGCACCGGGTGTTGAGGGCTCTGACACAATATCAAAGCAAATCAACTGAAAATCATCTTCTACCATTACAACGCCTTGGGCTTCTTTTACAGTGCCGAGGCCTCGTGAAGAAATACCAAGCTTAACGCCTGCTTTGATCAAATCCTTGAGGATTCTACCAGAAGGAGTATCTAGTACTTCAATTTTACCCATTACATTATCGCCATCCCACCACATCTTTGAGACTAAATGGGCAGCATTTTTAAGGTTGATTACACTATCATCCGGGTGATCAAGTTCTCCAAGCGATCTTCTCTCTCTAATTGCCTTCTGATAATTTTCCACTTCTCTCTGAAGAGTTTCTTTTCTGTAAATTCTACCATTACCGTTTTTTGTTCCGGCTCTTTGACAAACGCCTACAAGATAAACTGCTCCGTCGTTAGCAACGCGCTTACGCTCTGATTCTGTTAAGACGTCAAAAGCGCACTGGCCATCGGGGCAAAGTTCAAAGTATTCTTGTAGTAGTTTTGCAGTCATTTATTTTTTTCCTTTGGTCATGCCAAAATTACCTGGAACTTTCGGGCAAACATTTCCTATTTTACCGCTGGCGCCAAAGGTCATTTTTTTACCTTGTTTTTTCTTTTTCATTTTTATTCCCTAGCGAGGCTCACCCTCGCGTGATTGTGCTACCTGCGCAGCATCTTCTAGTTTCTGCTAAATTGCGTCTTTTCATTTTTCTGTCCTTAAATTTAAGTTTATTCCAAAGTCTTTCAACAATGTACTAAGAAAGTACGAAGTTCCGGCAGACAAGCAGCCGCATAAAAATGCTGTGACTAAATTGTAATCAAAACTAAATAGTTCCGTACACCCATTTAAAGCCCATAAAACTATGCCAACCCAAAAGCCCAAACAAAGAGGACAATGGAATAATTCTCCTAACTTACCTTTAGTTGGTCGGATCTTATTAAATATTGATCCATAGATTAAAATAAATGTCATTCCGTAAGCGCAAAGAATAAAATGTAAAGTTTCCATTATTCCTCTAAGCGATAGACTGCGGCCGTGCTCATACCAAAAGGCATCTGGCCTCTGTTGATAGANCCCTTCTTCTCTGAATGGTATTTTTCCGGATCCCATTCCGTATACTCGCCCGGAGGCGGCTCGTTAAGTCTAGCTTCTTCTTGATCATCGAATGCTTTCTCGAACTCCATTAGAGGACGTTCATCATCCATAAATCTCGAAACTGCTAACAATGTGTGCTGAACTTCATTGTACTCTTTTGATTCTTGGATTTTGGCTTCCATAGAACTAAAAACATTTCCACCTTGCACGGAGTCGTAATCAATAACGCCACGTTTCATTAGAAATTTAAAAAATCTATTCTGTGCTTCAAAAACGTGATCGCCATAATATTCTTTTGCAAAAGTTAAAATTTTCTTTTTTCCAGGCATGATGACAATATCAATATCGTCGTGATCATAGATCATAATATCGCCTCCAAGACTCTTGCGCGCTTGAAGTTGAATTGTTTCCTCAACCTTGTTAGGCTTAATAATAACCTTTATAGGCTCAGGCTTATCTTGACTTATTTTAATATTAAT